GCAGGCGTTGTTCAGGAATATGCCCAGCGTATCCTGAACGCGCTCCGCCTACGAAGAGCGACTCGACCATTTTCAGAATTATGTGAATAAAGGCCTAGCAAACCTTTAAGCATCTGCTGAGTAGGCGTGGGAGGATTATCCTCTTTAACCGAATCAACAGAAATAACTCTGAATTCAGTCCTGTGAAGCTTTTTATTATACCTAGTCCGAAAAGACTGGGCATTACGGAGCTCGCACACCGACGGATTAGGAAGATAAAATCCTCCTTTTCCTCTGGATGAATACCATGGCACTTTGCCATGATGTTTCCTGATGTATTTACGAATAAATTCACAGGTTTTCCAGAAGCCTCTTTCAAAGAGGTTGTCAGAATATGCAACTAGTTGCATATAGGACTGAGGGTCAAGACGTCCACCGTCGAGAACACATTTAAAACGGAATGGTGTTACCACTACTCCGTTGAACGCATCCATGCCGCAACTCTCGCGAAAGTGAGAATGTCGGAAGCTCTTATCTTCATTGATAAGTAAGCCAGAGTCGTTCAGTGTCTCGACTACGGAATCATAATACTTAGTAGGAACGATTAAATCGTCCCCGTAAACTAAGAATTGTGACCCGTAAGACCGGTGCTGAAGACGTAATGTAGCCTCTGTAAGCGCCCAAATGGTGATAGCTAAAACGGGAAAGCATAAAGCTGATCCCATTGGAGCAAACTTCCTCAAAGGAAGTACTTCACCATCAGGAAGCATAGTGGCTACACTACGGCATGCCAACCAACTTTCGCGTATTCCCGAAGGGAAAAGGCGATTAAAAAGTTGGAGGGAAATGCGGTCCGAGGCTTCCTTCAGATCCAATGTAGCGAACTCTCGGCTCAGAGATGAGTCGAAAGCAGCTTGTTGGTTGAAGGATTGCTGAGTAAAGTTGATACGGCCTTTAGTTAGGAAGTGTGATTCGATATAAGGAACCAGTTTTCTAAGCTGGCCTTGTTGAATCCATTGAATTTCTAAAGGCTCCATAGATATCAACCTAGGACCTCTTGAATCCTTTGGTACAAGAACTACTTTTGCAACCGGATTTATTTCTGGTTGAAGTTCAGAGTACCATCCGGATTCAAATGAGATGCGAGACAGAGAAGGGCTGAAGTAACGGTAATAGGGGAACTCCTGATGGAGTCTCTGGTACTTCCTTGAAAAGGAGTACTTACCGTTGCCAGTTTCTCCGGTCGCAACTGCACCGGGGCCGTGACTAGGCTTAATGTTCTTGGGATCGAATCCCAGAAACAATCGTCTAATGAGACGACTAGCCAAGTCAAGCACACTGCTATTAGCACGTATCTCTTCTTGGGAAACGTGTAATTCACTTTCGGTTTTACGGAAGTTACTAAGAACTGTAGATTCCTGCTCTTTAGAGTAGGGGATCTCCAGTTTGTAGAGCAGTGTGCAGATCTGTATTAGCTCTTGGAGCAAATACGGATCAAAATCGGCCTTAAGTTTACCATTGAGAGAGAAGATGTTCTTTGTCCAACCCTTCAAGAATGAAGGGAGAAGACTACCCCTAAGGGTTTTAAACCCTTTAGGAGGTATGAAAGAACCGGTTTCTATTCCGCGAATGACTGCTTTACTAAAAGTAGGCAGAACAGACGTAAGGAAGAAGAGACCTTCTTTTTCAAAACGTGACTTAGCATAAGCTAAATCACGCTTCTTATCGTTCTCACACATGGTGAAACTCGAATCTAAGTAGACATTTGAGAACAAATCGATGTAAAACGTCGATCGGCTTTTCATCTCGTCCAAAAGGTGAGAGATCCACCAATGAGCTCAACCCCTATCAGAGATAATACTCTGATTAAACCTCGCCGCGGGTAAACCGCGTTTTGTAACCACCGCTGTCAGCGACCAAGAACTCTGCCATATAGGCATAAAGGTTCTCGATATCTGCATCGGTGATATCCGTCGCCATAGGGCGAAGGAGAGACAGCGAGAGCGAAGCGGTGTGAACTTTCTCCTCATCGTCGACACGGCGAACCGAAAAGGTCGCAATGTTACGGTTTGAGGCAACCGTACCCCCCTTTGCAGGGGAATAAATAGTACGGACGGTCACACCACGCTTATCAGTCGGGGTAGACGAAGTCGAGACATACTCGTTCCCATTGGGAACGGGCAGCCTACGACTGAAGCTAACCACAGCTGCAGCGCTGTTCTTAAGAACGAGGGGATCAGGGAGGGCCATTGGCTGTTCGTGGTAAAGGTGCTACGGTTTTGATGTTAATCAGCGCTAAGTAGCCAAAGCGGCTATATTAGCGATTTGAGTAGCATTCAACGAAGTGTCGAATACCAGTCCTAGAGTGGTAGGAATACCTGCTGTTCTTTCAAAATCCATTATGGTACTGAAAGAACAGACGGAAGGCGTGGAATACCCTCCCTGAGGGAGGAGCATTCTTGCTTCACAGCTTGATTGAGTAACAGTACGAACAGTGGACCATGTACCCATAAGGGTAATGTCTCCGCCGTATACGTCGTTAGACTTAAGCTCGCCGAGAAGCTCACCGATGTTAGTAAAGTAATCAGCTAGAAAGCTGAAAGATTTGATGTTCCAAAGTGACGAATACAGGTTGTCAAACCCGTATGCCGACTTCAAAGCTTCAATCTTTTTACTCGCATCGTATAGGCCTTGAAGTTCATGATAAAAGGAGCCCCCAGCTCGCATAACGGTCCTAGACCGCTGTACAAACCGGGTTTGCACCTGAGGGAATGGATATCCAACGGCGCTATTAGTGACAAAGTCACTAGTAGACTGCCGAGTGAATGATCCGCCCTTCCTGAACTTCGTGATTTTCCCATGCGTAGATTTCAGTTCCTGAAGTCTACGATCCACTCCATCGAAGGCTTCGAACGAATTTAAGATATCAGAAACCAGAGGCTTAATCCCGAAGGAATAAGCAAGCCAATGGTCAGCGGCAGTCTTTCCTAAGGAAATACGTCGCGTCTCAAAGGCTCTGGACAAACTACCGAAGGTCTTAGGACCATATTCGGATAGTGAGAAGATAGACTTAATCGTTCGAGGAATGTCAGAGATTTCGAAAAGGTTCGTCGGGACATCGACTTTCGTCGGTATCTCGTCTACAATGCCCCTAATAGACCTTCTATTGAAGCTGGAAACAATTCCAGATCCAGATGAAAGGTTGTTCGGGTGAACAGAGTAGTTGATGCCTAATGGGCCCGTTGGGGTCCAGTGATAGGTACCATCGAACCAACCAGGGGCTTGAAACCCCGAGTTCAAAGTCTCGACTCTTCGATGCAAACAGGGCCGTACTTGGAGGGACTTAGGTCCTTGCTCGTCCTCAATACGCTCGGAAGTCCAACGACCATTTGCACCCGCATAGCGGGAATGCACATAGTCAGGGTTGGAGCCGGCGTGGACGAGTAATTCCATTTCCGGAAACGGAAAGGAAGGGGACTGCCTCTCCCGTACGCGATTAAGAGCCATGTGGACCACTGTTTGTGAGAACGAAGGGGGGGACCCTAAAAGGGTCCCAAGGGAGTCTATGCAAAACTTAGTAGGATGAACTCATCTCGAATTACCCCAAGTGCTTGCGCAGAAGGGAACGAGATTTATCACCACTAGCTTGCAGGGAGGCTCCCC